ACCTGTCAGATTTTGGCCTTGTCAATCAATGCACCGTGACGCGCACTGGGGGCACAGCTCAGACAGACAGCGATGCCAGCAGCATCTCGACCTTCTTTACTCATAGTCGCAATCGGTCATCCATTGCCGAGACCGACGCCGATGCCCTGAGCCAAGCCCAGATGGTCATCGCCAGCCGAAAAGAAGTTGGCAATGATCTGCGTATGGAGTCGTTGACAATCGATGCAAAAGATGGCAGCGACAGCGCAAGAGTCGAGGCAGCCTTAGATCTTGACGTGTTTTCACCTATCACGGTCATACAAACGCTAGAGGGCGGCACAGTCACTAGCAATACGATCATCACTGGTGTTGGCTATGACATCACACCAAACTCATTTTTCACCACCTTCACCACGGCGCAACCATTTGCGTCTGGTTTTTTGCTAGACTCATCGGTAGATGGCCTACTTGATGAAGATTCGTTGGCATATTAAGGAGCATTGATGGCAAAGCAAACTTTTACCACTGGCCAAGTTCTCACAGCAGCTCAGGTCAATGCATTGAACTCGAACGATTTCAATCAAACTGTGAGCGTAAAGACCGCCGCTCACACCTTGGTCGTTGGTGATCGTGGCACGCGCGTAGAGTTCAACACCAGCGGGTCTGTAACTTGCACAGTCAACAGCGGTATCTTTGACGCTGGCGATACCCTTGTCATACAGAATCGCGGAGCTGGTGTTGTCACGGTAACAGCAGGCACAGCAACCGTTAATACAAGCGCAACGCTGGCATTATCACAGTATGACGCAGGAACGCTTTACTTTATATCGGCAAGTGCAGCGATATTTTTTAACACTGATGCAGGCGGTGGATCACCACTAACGACCAAAGGTGATTTATATGGTTTTAGCACACTTGACGCGCGTATCCCTATCGGCGCAAACAACACAGTTCTTACGGCCGACTCAACTGAAAGTCTTGGATTAAAGTGGGCTGCGCCTGCTGGTGGTGGAGTGAAACAGGTTGTTACTGCATCAACACTCACAACAACAACAAGGACTTCTGACGGCTTTTCTAACACCGCATTAACAGCAAACATAACACCATCTGCGGCGGCTTCTAAAATTGTTGTAGTAGTAGTTCCATTTCAAACTTATATAACTAAAGCGGCAGGACGCTCAGATTTTCCACAATTATCGCTTTTTGTTGATGTCAATAACAACACAAGAACGAGTCAAAATTATGGTCAAATCTTTGACGGCGGACGAAACAGCGATACAAACGTGGCTAATTTACATATACCAATACCCATTCTTTTTGTGGATTCACCTAATTCCACCTCACAACAAACTTATTTGATCAGATTACATACTGGTGCAAATGCTGGTGCCGATTATGGTGAAGGCACTTTTTCAGGCGGCGAAATGATACTGATGGAGATATAACAATGAAAATACCTTTAACAACTATTTTAATTAATTTAGCTAAACAAAATGAAATTGTTTTTGATACTTTGCAAACTGATGAAAACGATCATTGTTTTTATGATGCTGATGGTAAAGATTTAGCTATTAAGTTTAGCGTCAAAGAAATTGAAGAAATGGAACAACTAATTTTGGCAGAACAAGAAAAAAATAAACAACAACAATTAAACGACATAAATCGTAGAATTGAAATATTAACAAAACTTGGTTTAACCAAAGCCGAAGCCCAACTTTTACTGTCTTAGCACAATCTATATAGATAATGCCGACAAGCCAAAACGGCTGGCCTGCCTCTAAGGATCCAGACGAAATTGACATCGTTAGTAAGCGCATCGTTGGCACAAATCGCAAGCTCAAGGTTGCCAAACCTGTTGCACCTTTATTGATTGCCTTTGCCACAGATTTCCACAACCAAGTCGAACCAATTGATGATGGTCAGTGGGATGAGTGGGGCTACGCCTATCGCGCAGTGCGTGGGGCTACCACGCTGTCAAATCATGCGTCTGGCACAGCCATTGATCTAAACGCTACCAAGCATCCATTGGGTGCAGAAAATACTTTTACTGAGGAGCAAACGCGCACAATTCGTCGTTTATGCCGCAAATATGGGCTAAGATGGGGCGGCGATTACAAGAACCGCAAAGACGAAATGCACTTTGAGGTTGTTATGAACGCTGCGCAAGTGCGCAATTTGATACGAACGTTAGGACTTGATGATGGCAACCAAGAAATACAACAAACAGATGAAGACAGCCAAACAGGTGACAGCATCGTGGGCGAGAACGGCAGCAGCAGCAGCGATCGCGTACTATCTCGCAACAGGGGACGTAACAGCCAAAGGGCTGAGTAGTGCAGCTTTGGCAGCAATCTTGCCGCCAATCTTGCGTTATCTAAATCCAAAGGATCCGCTAGGGCGTGGATAGTTTTCTTATACAACTTGGCGTCATAGCTGGTGCAACCGTGTCGGGTGTAGCGGCTATCTTTGCAGCCAAGGCCGAGCGCAACTCACGGCCAGTATCAAATGGCTTTGCCGATGAGGTATTGGGTGATTTGCGCGAGGTACGCAAGATGCTTTTTGAGCATCTCAAAGAGCACGACAAAAGGGACACAAATGAAAACTGCAATTGTAGTACCGTCAAGAGGACGACCAGAAAACGTCAAAAGATTAGCTAAATCTTTCAAGACGACGCAGGCAAAAAGCGATCTATGGGTCATACTTGATGAGTATGACTGGGAGCGCAAAAACTACGAAAACAATGCGGAGACATACGAGTACGGATTCTTAGTTGTAGATAACACAACACCGGGCATGGCTCAGCCACTCAATATGGGTGTTGAGATGCTTATGGATGACTCAATCTACGATCGCTATGATTATTTTGCTTTTTTAGGCGATGATCACTTACCAAAGACTGCCTATTGGGACTACAAACTAGAGCTCGCCATACCACATGGCAAAAACGGTATTGCCTATGGCAACGATCTTTTGCAAGGGCAAAATCTGCCAACAGCTTGTCTGATGAACCGTCAGATTGTGGAGCACTTAGGTGGCATGGTTCCACCAAGGTTTAAGCATCTATACCTTGACAACTTTTGGCGACAGCTTGGCCAAGACATCAATGGGCTCTTTTACTGCCCAGAGGTGATCATTGAGCATCTGCACCCAGTAGCTCGCAAGTCGGAGATGGATGCAAACTATGCCAGAGTCAATGCGCCAGAGATCTACGAGCATGACCGACAGATTTTTGAGGAATACATTAACAGTCAAGAGTATGCCGACCTTGTAGCAATCTTAAGATGACAAAGATACTTATTACCGGTCACCGCGGATTTGTTGGCCGCCATTTTGTCAGAGCTCTGGAAGGTCATAATTTAACGTTGATAGACATTGTTGAGGGCAGGGATGCACGCGACTTTTTTAGACATAACGACAGTCATTATGACCTAGTAGTGCACCTAGCGGCAGTCGTAGGTGGCAGAGCATTGATTGAGGGCAACCCCTTGGCATTGGCCGTTGATTTATCGATTGATGCAGAGATGGCATCATGGGCACTACGCACGAAGCCAGCACAGATAATTTATTTCAGCAGCTCGGCTGCCTATCCAGTCAAACTTCAAGATGGCAAACAAAAGAGGTGGCTGTCGGAGTCGGACATAGACTTACAAAAGATACAAAGTCCAGATTTAAGTTATGGGTGGGCAAAACTGACTGGTGAGATGCTTTGTGATTATTTAAGACAGCAAGGTTTGACAGTTTTAGTGGTGCGACCATTTAGCGGCTATGCAGCCGACCAAGCACTAGATTACCCGTTCCCATCACTGATCCTGCGAGCACATCAAAGACAAGACCCATTTGTTGTTTGGGGATCTCTACATACAGTGCGTGATTGGGTACATATTGAGGATGCGGTCGAGGCCAGTCTGCTCTTTGCAAGACATCGGCTGAGCGTTACAGTCAATCTTTGCACTGGTGTTGCCACTAGCTTTGGCGACCTTGCTACAATGATGGCAAACCAAGCAGGTTACTCACCAGTAATATCTGCCTTGCAAGACGCGCCTAAAGGCGTGGCCTACCGGGTAGGCAATCCGACACTCTTGCACAATCTGGGCTATACACCCAAAATCAGCATCGACGAAGGCGTGTCGCGAGCTCTGTTTGTCGCAGGTCAGATGTAGTCTTTATCTGTCTGGCTCCAACTAACCACCAGACAAAGGGACACAGATGTTTGACTTCATACAGCAATACACGGATCTATTTATTTTCTTATGTGCCGTGGGTATTTTTACTTGCGGATATTTCATTGGTCATCATTACGGTCACGAAAGTGGCTTTGTACGCGGTCGCGTGGCAGGGCGTAAGCATCCAGTTGACAGGTCAAGTCGATGAACCTAAAAGAAATCGCGATTGAACTTGCAGCTTTGACCCACTTAAAAGATGCGATAAAAGAGGCAACCGAGGAGCTGCGCAGATTAGCTAAGGATGAGTTGCTCAACGTTGGCTGTGATATGACAAAGGCGTTTGTGAACAATCAAGAGGTGGCTAAGATCAGTTTGATTACTCGTGATGTTGACTTTGTCATTACTGACGATAAGGCTTTTGTGCATTGGGTGAAAGAAAATGCACCGTCAGAAATCGAAGAAAAGGTGCGTGATAGTTACAAAAAAGTATTTATGGAATCGTTACAAATGGGCGCAAACGATAGTGTTTATAGCATCTTAAATGGCCTTTTTGTTGATTTCGTGCAACTTGTCGTCAAAGAGCCTTACGTCAGCACGCGCTTTGCAACAGGCGGACGTGACCTTCTAGTGCAAGCTTTACACGATCACAAATTGACCTCACTGCCTTGGCTTAATTCCTATGTGCAATCAGCACGAAAGGAGCTTGACTAATGAAGCATGAAGATGCAGCAAAGCTGCGAGCAAAGTTTGATGCAGATCAGATTGAACAAAAGACAATGGGCACACGCAGCT